ACGTCATGGATCCGCAGAAGATCACTGCAGCGACCTCATGGTCGCCGCTGACCTACGGCATCAAGGCGCACATGATGCACCTGGGGCCGACCAGCTACGGCACGCCGGTGCGCTGGAGCAACGTCGCCTCGGTCAATATCGCCGGACCTACTCCGATCACCAACCCGGTCGGCCAGTTCCAATTGCTGCCGGTGCCAGTCGACGACGTCACGCATCCGCAGCTCGGCTACATGCTGCGGTTCGAAGGCCAGGCGCCGCTGTCGCCGCTGATTGCGCCGACTGACACATGCGTGTTGGATTCCAAGATCATTGTGCTGTTCGCCGCTGCCGAGATGCTGGCCACCCAGAAGAGTGAAGCCGCGCCGATGAAGCTGACCAAGGCGCAGAACGCGCTGCGGCGGGTGCTCGCCGACCAGGGGGCGGACAAGCGGCAGAACTACAACATGGGCGGCAACCAGCGCGGCGGCTTCGATCCCGACAAGAGTACGCGCCACGTCCGCTATCTCGACTACATCCCGAACTGATGGAGGGAGTAGTTGCCCTACTTCACCATCACCGACTTCGCTGCCGGGTTGGATCTACGGCGCAGTGAGTTGACCGCGCCAGCGGGAACGCTGCGCCGCATGACCAACGCCCACGTCACGCCGGGCGGCGAGATCGAGAAGCGGATGGCATTCGTGCCGTTCTGGACGGTCGACGCCGCCAGCCGCGGATTGGTCGAGGTCAACCAGAAGCTCTACACCTTCGGCCCGAACGGCCCATACAAGGTCGAGCCGCCGAGCGGCACTTGGTCGATCGGCGTGCTCGGCCAGCAGACCACCACCATCTACGAGATTGTCGACTACGACCTGTTCGACAACAAAGTATTCGTGATCCTGTGGAAGGACGCCGCCGGCAATGTCGGCCGCTATTACGACGGCCTCGACCTGCCGCTGGCACGCGGCTTCTACTGCCGCACCTACAAGAACAAGATGTACACGGTCGAGCACAGCATCTTGTACTTCTCGGCGATCGGTAACGCCGGCGACTGGTCCGGCATGGCGCCGCCGGCGCCGACCAACTTCATCGACCTGTCGATGGGCGACAGCGACATGACCGATAGTGTCGCCTTAGAGGTCTACTACGACAAGCTGGCGATCTTTTCATCGACCGCGGTGCAGCTGTGGATCATGGATCCAGACTTTACCAAGAACCAGTATGTGCAGACCCTGCGCCAGGCCGGCACCACGGCGTGGCGCTCGGTGATGCAGTACGGCTCCGGCGACGTGATGTACCTGTCGCAGTCCGGTGTCAGATCGCTGCGCGCCAGGAACTCTTCGCTGGCGGCGGCCGTGTCCGACATCGGCTCGCCACTGGATCCATTGATGCAGGATCTGTTCCGTGCCATGGGGCCGGACTGGATGAGCGGCACGATCGCATTGCTGCAGCCGGTCACCGGAAGGTTCTGGATCATCATGGCGGGATCCAAGGCCGATGAAGCTTCGCCAATGACATCGAAGATCTACGTGCTGTCGGCGTTTCCTGGTCCTAAGATTACAGCCTGGTCGGAGTATGACGCCGGCTTTGTTATAACCGCCGCGTGTCTGCACCAGAACCGGGTGGTGGTGCGCGACGACAACAACACCGTCTACGCCTACGGCGGCACCTCCGATGTCGGTCCGGTGTACGACGACTGCCCGGTCGAGCTGATCTTTCCATTCCACGCCGGCGAGGGCGTCGCCACTTTCAAGGGCTTCACCGCGCTCGACGCCACCTGTTCTGGCGTGCCGTGGCAGGTGTCGGCCGCGTTCAACGTGGCCGACCCCACGATCGAGGACGTCATCGGCGAGTTCAACGGACCGTCGTTCCCGCAGGGTAAGATCCAGCTATTCGGCCACGCCACGCACATGTCGCTGCGGCTGCGGTCGCAGGAGCTGGGACCGCAAACCCTGTCCAACATGGTGGTGCATTACGCAGGGGCCGAGACCGGATGATCGAGATCGCCCAGGCCGACGTCGGCATAATCCGGCATGTGCTGCAGCACATGCGCGAGGAAGATGCAGCCGAGATGACCGCGGCCGGCACCGACATGGAGCGGCTGCCAGGATTGATCATGCGGCACAAGCTGTTTGCGTACTGCGCCTGGAGCCTCGACCGCGGCCCGATCTCGGTGTGGGGTGCGGTGCTAAAACGCCAGGGCGTGGCCGCCGGCTTCGCCTTCGGCACTGACGACTGGGGCCGCGCCGTGTTACCAATGATGCGGCAGATCCGTGGTTTCGTTCTACCGATGTTGGTCGACCTCGGAATACACCGCGTCGATGCGGTGGCACTACGCCACCGAGATGATGTCCGCAGATTCATGAGTCTAATTGGCGCCAGGGCCGAGGGCGTGTTGTCCGGCTATGGCATCGAGGGTGAGGACTTCATTTCGTACAGGTGGCTGGCTGATGAATATAGCTGTGACCGAACTACCAAAGCCCAAGCGTTCTGTGCGCACACCGCACATTAACGTCCGCATGGCCGAGGCTAGTGATGCCAAGCAACTGGCCGTCTTCCTCGGCGAGTTCTTCCATCTGTCAGGCTGGGCCAAGCACCTGAAATATCACCAGGAGAAAACCGAACGCTACCTAGAGAACGCGGTCGGCACCCAGTTCGCCATGTACGTCATCGCGCTGGATACGCTGGACAACAACAAGCTGGTCGGCGTCTGCAGCTACCATGTGTTCGAGGTGTTCTCCGAACCGATGGGAGTAATGGACGAGACCTACACCATCCCGAAGTACCAGCGCACCGACCTCGGCCGGCGCCTAGTCGACATGGTGATCACGCTGGCGCGCCGCGACGGCTGCAAGGTGATCAACTTCCCGATCTGCTCCGGCATGCCGGAGCAGAACTCGTTAATGAACATGATCGGCCGGCACTTCGGTGGCGAGCCGGTCGGCATGATTTTCACGGTGGTGCTGTAATGGGTGGCAAGGGCAAAGGCGGCGCGCCGCCCGGCGGCTCGGCCATCACCTGGGGGCCAGTAGCACGATCGGCCGGCTGGGGTTGGGATCCGCCGAGCGGATTGATCGACGAGCACCAGGCGCCGTTCGAAGCCGGCGTGCCGCAGTCCATACCCGAGCCTGCGGCCGCGGCAGGGCCGGCCGCATCAGCTGCACCGGACGCGCAGGCTACCGGCGGCGATAGTGGCAGCATCACCACCACACAGGACACTGGCGAGAAGCTCGCCCAGACGGTTACGGCGCCGTCGATGTGGACTGACCGACTGAAAGCCCAGAGCCTCAACGGCTCCGGCAGCATGCACACAACCGGACAGGTGTAACCATGCCTTGGAACGACATCGGCGGCGGCTACCACTGGGGCTCCGAGCCGGGCTGGGCGGCGGTACCGGAGCCGCCGGCAGCGGCACCGCCACCGCTGAACCTACCGATGGCGCCGGCACAGATGGCACCACCGGCCGCACCAGTGGCGCCGCCAGTGGCGCCGGCCGGTCCCGCGGCGCCGGTCGAGCCACTAGGCCCAGCGATCTCACCCGGCGGGCCGATCATCAGCAAGCTGCAGCCCGGCGGCGGCCCGCCGCAGTCAACCGGCGCCCTGCTGGCTGGAACTCTGTTACCGCCACCGTCGATCTGGGCAAATCAATCGCAGCGGCCGGCGACCGCGCCGGGCAGCATCAGCACGACCAAGTAGGGGGTAGCGCATGGGCTTTAAAGTTTATGACGGCTACGGCGGCTGGCGAGATGAACCGGACATGATCTACGACGGCTATGGCGGGATGATTAGGAACCCGGCCCTGCCGCCGTCCTATGACGGCTACGGCACGTTCTGGACTGGTGGCGATCCTGACCCCATACCGGAAGCGCCCGTGGCTGCGCCCGAGGCACCGGCACCGGCACCAGTCGCGCCGCCGATCGAGGCGCCGATCGTAGCGCCCGCGGCTGCCGCGCCGGTCACACCGGCGGTCGACCCGAACGCGCCGCTCGGGCCGGCGATCTCGGCCGGCAGCCCGATCGGCACCGGCAGCAAAATAACCACCACCGGCGACAAGCTGGCAGCGACGCTGCTGGCGCCGCCGTCCAATTGGGACGCGCAAGGCAAGCAGAAGGCGTCGAACACGCAAGGCAGTCTCAGCCTAACCAAGTAGGAGTAGTCATGGGCGGCAAAGGCGGCGGCGGACAGCAGTACTACCAAGAGCCGCTCGACAAGTCGGGCAACGCAACCTTGGAAGAGGCACAGCAGACGCTCGCCAAAAAGGCGCCGCTGGACATGACCGGCTACCAGTCGAACATCAACGTCAAGAAGGCGGCTTCGGACGCCACGGCGAAAAAGCCGGAAGACACGTCGACGCCGGACAAGACCGCGCTGCCGACTGAAGCGGTATCCGGCACCGAGACCACCAAGGACAGCACCGGCAACATCGTCGCCAAGTCGGTGCTGACGCCGCCCGGCTTCTGGGCAGACTACAACAAGCAGGCGCCGGTCGATCCGAACGCGCAAGTATGAGGTGAGCACATGGGCGGTAAAGGCGGAAGCGGACCATCGAACAATCAAATGGTGCAGCTGGAGATGCAGCGCGCCCAGGAAGCTCGCGACAAAGAGAACGAACGCCAGGCTCGGCTCAATCAGGGCAAGACGGCGATCGACAGCATCTTTGGCAACGACAACTTCGGCGATGCTTTCTACGAGAAGTATCGCAAGGCCGGGCTGGACTACACCATGCCGCAGCTGGAGAAACAGTACGGCGAAGCCAAGCGCACCTCCGAAGCGGATCTCGCCAGGGCGGGATTGTTACGCTCCGGCGCCGCCGGCTTTGTGCAGAACAAGCTGACCGAGCAGCAGGGTGTCAACGAGGCGGCGCTGAAGGCCAAGGCCGACACTGATACGGCTGAGTTGCGCAAGAGTATCGCGGCGCAGCAGCAGCAAGCCTACAACCAGCTGTACGCCACCGAAGACCCGACCGTCGCCGCCAACACGGCAGCAACCTCGGCTGGCAATGCGCAGTTGCAGCAGCCGAACCCGGGCGCGCTGGGCGACATGTTCAAGCCGATCGCCATCGGCTTGGGATCCGCGGTCGCGCCGGCGGTCGGAGAATATCAAGCCAACCGGGCGCTTGCCGCCCGGACCGGACGCGAGTCTGGATCTGGAACCGTAACGGGCTGAACCATGTGCGACCCAGTCTCGATCATCGGTCTTGGCTTCAGCATCGGCATGTCGATGTACAACATGCAGCAGCAGCAGGACATGGCGAACCAGCAAAATGCTGCCAACGATCAGTGGGTCGCATACCAACGCCGCCAATCGCAGGAGTATCTCAGGCGGGATGAACAGTTGCGGCTCAATGCCGAAGCCGCGCGCAGCGGCTCGCTCGAGGAGCTGGACGCTAAGAAGCAGACCGCGGCGCAGGAGAGCGAAGCCGATCGATTGAAGGTGGCACTGACGCCGGAAGATATCGCCAACCAGGCCGAGGGCGATCCGAATGCGATCGCCTCTGCCATGTTCTCCGGCCAGGAGCACGGCTCCGACGAGATGAAGAGTGCCATTCAAGGGCATATCCAGCAGGCGGCGATCGAGGCGAGGAAGCGTATCGCTGCGCTCGCCAACGTGCAGTCCTATGGCGGCTCGCAGTATGGCCTGACCAACCGCGCCAACAGCATTTTCAATGCTGCAGGCCAGGACATCCGCCTGGCCGGCAACGAGCGCGCCGGACAGTTGTCCGCCTACAACGTCGCCAAGGCGGTCGAGCCAATCAAGATTTCACAATACAGCGGCGGCGCCGCCGGGGGCCTCGCTCAAGCCGGCGCCAGCATCGCCGGCCAGGGCCTCGGCAACGCGCTAGCTACGAGCGTATGAGGGCAGCATGGGATCGGAATTTCTCACCTACCAGCAGGATCCATCCTGGGGCAGCTTAGCGACCAACATCGCCAAGAGCATCGCCGGCGCGCCGAAGGCGGCGCTGGACCAGAAGCTGACGGTCGAGCACATCGTCGCGCTGCGGCAGAAGCAGGCCGAAGACAAAGCCAAGTTCGACGCCGCCGTCGCCGCCGGCGACACCGCGGCCGCGGCGATTGCCACTGCCGGGCCGCCACAGAGCACCCGCGACATCCCGATCGAGCAGCAGGGGCCGGTCAATCCGGCCGACCCGACCACGCAGCCAGGCGAGACCTTCCTGCCGCCGACCTCCTACCAGGAGAAGTACGTCGATCCGAAGGTGGCCGAACGCTACAAGGCCGAGCTGCCGTTCTTCCAGGCGACCGCACGGGCGCAGGCGCACCAGGGCGCCGGCGACCTGGCTGGCGGCTATGCCAAGGCCCGCGTCGGTTTAAGCGGCGCGCCGGCCGACCAGGACGAACAGAACCGGCTGCAGTTCCTGACCACCGGCCGGTTCCGCACCGGCGAAGAGAAAAGCGTGCCGGCGGCGCACACGCTCGCGGTGATCGGCATCGACGGCCAGCCGACCGGGCAGCGGGTCACCACCAACAACAACAAGACCGAGCTTGGCACCAACCGGCCGCTGTTTGGACCCAACGGTGTGGTGCCGCAAGGTCACACGCTGGCCACCACCGGACCTACGGATCTTACGCCGAAGCTGGATGAATCCACCGCCCGCGAGCGGCTGGCCGTGATCGCCCGGCAGAGCGTCGGCCGCGACCTCACCCAGGCCGAGCGCATGAACATCGCGATCTTTGCGCCGACCGCCTATCCATCCTCGCGCGTGCTCGAGGAAGCCAACGGCGTCAAGCAGGAGAAGTACGTCCACACCCAGGAGATGCCGCCGCATGTGGTCGACCTGCTCGGCCGCGGTGGCATGCTGTCGACGTCAGGCACCGGGACGCCGGTCGATCCGAATGCGTCACGGGTCACCGGCAGCCTGGCGGGAGATCCGCTGGACATCTCCGACCGCGTCATGCGGACCCAGGAGGTCAAGGACTACCTGTCAGCAATACCCAGCTACAACTCACTGATCGAGGCCACCAACCGGCCGATCAACAACACCACCGACCTGCAGATCGTCTACGCGATCGCCAAGCTGTTCGACCCGGGCTCGGTGGTACGCGAAGGCGAAATCAAATTGACCCAGGGCGCCGGCACCATGGCGCAGCAGATGGCGGCGCTCTACTCCAAGCTGTTCACCGACCAGGGCATGATGAGTGCGGAGACCCGCGCCAACCTGATCGAGCAGGGCTACGTCCGCATGAAGGAGTACGAGCAGAACCGCAACGTGGTCACCGATCACTTCCGCGACACGGTGTCGAAGAGCCGCGGCGTCGACCCGAACGTGGCGGTGCCGAAGATGCCGGAGATGCATCCGTTCGATAAGGAAGCCATCCTGCAGCGGGGCCGGGCCGTAGATCCAGCCGCCGCCACCGCAACACCAGCCACTGGCGCGCGGCGCGGCGCTGCCGCCCCGGCAGTGCCGCCGGTGGTCCAACGCGGTAACGAAGCATTCGGAGTGCAGTGATGGCCGACACCCTGGAAAGCCTGGTGCAGTGGGCCACCGAGAACCAGCACCTGAAAGGCACGCCTGAGTTCCAAGCCAAGACCGATCAATACAAGCAGCTGCGGGACGGCGCCGTGCCAGCGCCGCCGGCCGGCACCGCGGCCTCGGCACCGACTGCGGAACCGACACCAGCTCCGGCCCCGGCTGCAGCTCCGGCCGCGCCAGGCGATCCCTATTCCTTCTACAACACCACGGCGCGGATCGGCGCCGGCGCCGCCACCGGCTATCCCGACTTAGCGATCGCGCTCGGCAATGCCGGATCCCGGGCCGGGATCTTTCCAGAGACCAAGATTCCCTACCTCGGGCCGATGGCGTTGGAAGCGGTCGGCGGCCAGCCGCTGCCGGCCGATGCCAGCACCACCCGGCAGCTGCTTGAGGCTGGCGCTAGCGCCCTGCTCGGCGGCGGCGGCTCGGCGATCGCCCGCGGCATTGCCGCGGCGCCGACCGGCCTGCAGGCGATCCGCGCCGCGCTGACCCGGTTCGGCACCAGCACCGTGGCGCCGACCGTCGCCTCGCACTACGGCGCCGACGTCGGCGAGAAGATCGGCCGGGCCGCCGGCGTTGACCCGGAGACCAGCGCGCTATTCGGCGCGATCCTCGGTGGCGGCGGTGCCAGTGCCGCCGGGCAGGCGCCGCGCAGCTACATTGACTGGAAGTACCGCGGCATGGGCCGGCCGGAAGCACCGCAGATTGCGCAGGCGGCGCGGGTCGAGGGCGTCCAATTGCCGGCCAGCGCGCTCGGCAACGACACCATACGGATGCGGGAGAACGCCAACGCCAACCGTTTCGGCGCGTCTACCTTCACCCAGAATCGCCGCATGACCGCCCGCGACCAGACCGGCGGCGCCTGGGACGACATGGCCGACAACAGAGGTTCGCTTAACCCGACGCCGGCGCCGGCCGACATCGGCGCCGCGGTTGCCGACATCGCCCGGACCAACGCCGACGACCTGCGGACGCGGGTGGCGGCGCCGCAGGAGGCCCTGGCGCAGACAGTCGGTCCGGGTAGTCCAGCGGAATGGCTGCCCGTACTCAGCGCGCTGCGGCAAGCGTCACATGAAACCTACGCCGGTACGGCAGGGCCGTTGGAAGCACGCATTCGGGCGATTGAAAGCCGCCTGCCGGTCGATGCCCAAGGCAACATCATCGACACCCGTGGCACCTACAACCAGGTCAAGGACTTCCGGTCCGACACCAGGATCAAGGGCGAAGGCTACGACCCGATCCCGAGCCGCTATGCCAGCCAAGCCGAGGATGCCGCCACCGGAGTGATGCGCGACACCGCCGACCAACAGGGCGTGCCACCGCAGACCTTCGACCGCGTCCAGGAACGCTACGCCGCGGCGATGGGCGAGGGCGGGCCGCATGAACAGCTCACTGCCGTTGCCGATAACGCCCGCACCAATGCCGCGTCCGGCTACAACTACCTCAAGCAGGGTGAGCAGGATCCGACCCGGCTGCGCATGCTGGAAGCCACCAGCCAGCCGGTCGCACGCGGGCAGGGGCCGTCGCCGCTCGACCAGACTTTCGGTGACTACCTGCGCCTGCTCGGCAACCAGACTATCAACAGCCCGAACCAGGGCGCACCGGGGCCGCGGCAGCTTGCCACCCGGGTCCGGGGCATAGCGGACGAATCGCTGGATGTGATAGCAGGCCCGCAACGCGACCGGGTCGACCGCCTGGCACTGATCGCCCAGGCGCTGAACCAGCCCACCCGCCAAGGAGGGCTTGGCCAGACCATGGGCAATCTCAGTCAAGGCGTCGTCGGCGGTTTGACTGCCGGCGAGGTCGGCGGCCAGATCGGCAGCGCGGCCAGCGCCGTGACCGGCGTACCCGGCGGCAACACCGCCGGGCGGATCGCCGGCTACTCGCTCGGGCCGATCCGGCGGGCGATCGGCGGCCGGATGATGCAGTCACCGACGGCGCTCAATGCGCTGGAGGGCCAGCCTTTCCAACGCGACTACACCATCGCTGACTTAGCGGCAGCGATCACCGCGGCCTCGGCAGCGGCATCCGGGCCGGGCGGACCACCACAGGCGGGGCCACGACGCTAATGGCCTACATGGACGAACAGGCGCTCGAGCGCGAGAAGAGCAAGCAGACGATGATCGCCGGCAAGCAGCCGCTGCTCGGCGATGATACTTCGCGTGCGCTGCACGCGCTCGGCGTCAACCTGGGTGTGGTGCCACCCGGCACACAGCCCAGCCAAATGACCCAATTCCTGGAGCGCATACTCAAGGGGCCGAGCGCGAAAGACATCCACGTAGACGAAACCAAGCCGCTGCAGGTGCAGCCGCTGGTCGGCCAGGTCACCTCGTCGCTGCAGCGGCCGATGCAAAGCGACGACAGCATCGGCGAGACAATCTCAGGCGGCTTCGGCGCCGCCAAGGACAAGGCGCTGCAGCAGAAGCTGCAGGCGCAGCAGCAGGTGAAGCCGCCGACACCGCCGGCCATGCCGGAGCGACCGCCCGGACCGGGCGCTAATAGGGCCAGGCTCAGGGCGCCGGTCGAGCGATCGGCCGAAGGCCCCGGCTACCAGGCCGACCTCGCCTTCCTGCAGGAACGCGGCGGCCACCATAGCGTGCTGAAGGACGGCAAGATCGTCGACGCGCCGCTGACCGCGGCCGGCAGCTACCAGGGAATTGATCCCGAGCTAGCCGCCCGGCTGCGCGCAGCTGGCGAGGCGTTCGAAAAGGAGAACCCCGGCAAGCGGGCGCAGTACGGCGAGTTCTCCCGCGGCGCCGACGTGCAGCAGATCTACCGCGACAAGTACGAGGCCGGCACCGGCGGCATCGCTGCCAAGGCCGGCCACTCCCAGCACCAGAAGGGTAGCGCCGGCGACCTGCCCGACAGCCCGTTCCGGCAGTGGCTGAACGCCGGCAACCAGGACAAGTTTGGCGTCCACTTCCCGGTCAAGGGTGACGCGCCGCACGTCCAGATCAACCCCGGCTACAAAGGGCAGCCGTTCTCGGCTCCGGCAGCATCCGCGACATCCGCGACATCCGCGACACCGGCGGCTGGGCCGAACGGTCAAGTGTCACTGCACGCTGGCGAGCATCCAGGCATGGACGTGCTGACCAACAAGTCGATCCCGGCCGGCGAGCGGTTCAACAATCCGTTCAACATGTGGCACGACGGCTACGCCGGCGCGCACGGCGGCAAGCCCGGGATCCAGATCACCCAGCACGACACCCCAGCGGTCTACGCCAACAAGGAAGCCGGCGCCGCGGCGGCAATCCAAAAGATGGCGCAGTCGCCGCTGTACTCCGGCAAGACCATGCAGGACATGATCGGTACCTGGGTTGGCCACGGCACCAGCTACGCGCCGCGGATCGAGGAATGGACCGGGATCTCGCGCAACACCAGGATCACACCGGAGTTCCTAGCCTCGCCGGACGGACTGAAGTTCCTCAAGGCGATGGCGCGATACGAGACTGATTCCTCCAAACCGTACAGCCTGACCGACGCGCAGTGGGAGAAGGCCCGCGACGTCGCGTTAAACAATCCTCCCACCCTGCCGAACTCGATCGACAGCCGGCCGGCTGGCGCCAAGCTGCGGGCGGCTACCGCCGCGGCCAAACCACCGGCTGCTGCTACCCCAGCTCCTGCACAGGCTCCCGCCCAGCCCCCGCAAGCTGAAGCGAAGCCTGCGCCGGCTGCGGCTCCGGCGGCGGCACCCACGCCAAGTGCGCCGCCGCCGGGTGCTGCTGCGATCGCGGCGACCGAGGCGGAAGCATTGCTACCGGAAGACCCAGCGGCGCCGGCCGAACCCGCAGCTACCCCAGCTCCTGTGGCCGCAGCACCTCTCCCCGCTGCGCCCGCGGTGGCAGCGGCGCCGGCCAAACCTCCGGCGGCGCCGCCCCCTGCGCCGCCGCCGGTCGCCAAGCCGGCGCCGCCAGCCGCGCCGCCGGTCAACCCGGCGCACGCGCTGCTCGACACCAAGGTGATCGAGCTGGTCAAGCGCGGCGACCCCAGCAAGGTCAGTCAGGTGCCGGACTTCATCGGCAACAAGACCCTACGCGAGGCATTGAACACACCCTTTGTCGGCAGCCAGATCGCCGCTGGTGTGCAGCCCTACCTGCCGAAGATGGGCATCACCCAGCAGCAGTTCGACGCCGCGGTGAAGGAAGGCGCGCCGAAGCCGGCGGCAGTCGGCAAGCGCAGCAACCTCGACCTCGGCACCTCGGGGGCCACCGACTTCAGCGCCAGCAAGCGGATGGCGCCGGCGCCCGCGGTGGATCCCAACGCCCCGACGCTCGACCCGCTGCAGCAGAAGCCCGTGCAGAACGAAGACGGCTCAATCTCGACCGTGCGAACGATCGGCGTGGAGGACCAAGGCAAGGAGGTCAACATTCCTACCGTGCCGGCCGAGGGCGGCCGCGTAATGTCTGACGCTGACGCGCGCCAGCGTTACGTAGAAACCGGCAACCATCTCGGCAAATTCGACACGGTCGAGCAGGCCGGCGCCGCAGCGGAGAAGCTGCACCAGGACGAGGCGGCACGCATCAGCGAGCAGCCGAAGGGCCAGCAAGGCGCGATGACGCCGGAGATCGCCCAGGCCCTGACCGACGTCTACAAAGACCAAAGCCGGGTTGCGCCGGATCCGAGCCCACCACCGGCTGATGCCATGCCGGTGCTTCCGGCGCAGCC